GGCGAAGTGACGCTTAATCGTAGGTTGCGTTTAATGCAACAAGAAGAAGTTGCAACAATCAATACCAGCATTACTACCCGCTTTGGCGCGTTACCTAGTGACTTTTTAGAGCTGATTGATTTAGCGCTTTATTCTGATAATTATCCTCAAACGCTCACACAAACGACACTGGCTAAGATAAATGAAAATGCAACTGACATTTATGCAATGCCTAGATTTTACGCTGTTTCATCAAGCATTATCTTTGATGTTATTTCAGACGAAGTATATCCATGCCAATTGCGCTATTACAAAAAATTAGATATTGAAGCAGACACTACAAACTTTGTTTTAACTAACTACCCTGATTTATATCTATATTCAGCTTTGTTAGCTTCAGCCCCGTACATTGAAAATGACGCGAGAATTGCAACATGGGAAAGTTTGCTTGATAGCGCAATAGCCAGCACAATTAAAGCAGATGGGCGCTCACGCGGTAAAACGATGCTTGTTGCAGACGCTGGGTTATTGATGCGTAGCAAAACAGATATATTTACAGGTGTTTAAATGAAAACTATTTCAGATACATTTTAATCCGTAATGTTTACGGCACTATTAAAGATAGTAGCTATCAAACTATTAAAGATATTATATTTGATCTAGGTTTACAAGACCTATTTGAATTTAAGTTACAGCCATTAGAGATACACTGCATAAATGGAAATTCTTTTTTAGCTCGAGGCTGTGATGATACCCAAAAATTAAAGTCAATTAAAGATCCTACTGGAGCATGGTGGGAAGAGGATGTACCAACTGAAAATGATTTTATAACTGTTACGACTGGCATAAGAACTACTAAAGCTGATTACTTACAAGAAATATTCACTATTAACCCAGAAGTTGAGGGAAACTACCAAGATCATTGGTTTTGGAAACGTTTTTTTGAAAATAAATCAGTAGACGCTACATTTAGTGATATAACACGTTTAGAAATAAACGATGACACAACTGTTGAATTAACCTATACAGTTCATCATAGTACATATAAAGATAATAGATGGATTCCTAATGAGTTTATAGCGTTCTTAATGGATTTAAAGTTAAAGAATCCGTATTACTGGCAAGTGTATTGCAATGGGTCGTGGGGTAATCGAGTATTTGGAGGCCTGTTTTACAAGTCATTCGACATTGGTCGTAATACACTTAACTGGACTTATGACCCTAATTTACCACTTCATATTTCTTTTGACTTTAACATTAATCCCTACATGAGTTTGTCTATATGGCAAATTAGTGGTCAATCGGCTTATCTGATTGATGAGATAGCAATGAAAACTCCAAATAACAGAACTAAAGATACATGCTGGGAGTTTACGAGGCGTTATAATACACATAATGGAGGTTTGTTTGTTTATGGTGACCCAAGCGGTAAAAAAGAAGATACTAAAACTGAAAAGGGATGGAATGAGTATAGTATTATAGATCAAGAGTTACATAAATTTAAACCTACTTTTAGAATTGCAAACTCACACCCACCAGTTAAGACTAGAGGCGATTTTATTAATAGTTGTTTTGATGGTTCATTTGATGGATTAAATATTTACATTTATGAAAAAAGTGTTTATCTTAAAAACGATTTAATGTTTGGTAAAGAGGCATCTGATGGTACTAAACATAAAGAAACTCATAAAGATGAAAACGGTGTAACTAGTCAAAAGTACCATCATTTTAGTGATAACATGGATTACTTCATTTGCGAAGCTTTTGCAGACGAATTTAGTCGTTACCAACATGGCGATATAGTGCGTGGGAGATCGTTTGGAAGTAATTATATTAGTGATAGAAATAGAATGTAACATTTTGTTACAATACTTGTATTTTATTGCGTTTTAGTTATATTTTTGTTTAATGGCTAGATTGTTACGTTTACAAGATTACGAAAGAGCTATACAGAGCGATAATTTAGACCAAATAATTGGATCTAATTATAACTTATTATTAGATGTTGAGCAAGCTGCTCAACTTACGATGATAGGTCATTTAAAACAACGATACCAAGTAAATCGTATATTCCAAAATTTAACCACGTTTAGTTTATCTGCTGCTTACAAAGGAACCAATTTAATAGAATATACCGAAAGTACTTTTAGTGCTTCTACTGTTTATGCAACAGGTCAAAGGGTTGTTTATTCAGGAAATATTTATAGTTCAATAGCTGGTAGTGTTGCACATGCTTTTAATGCAGCTGAATGGACATTATTATGTGCTGATAAATTACTATATTACGTTACATTACCAAATGCAGAGTTTGACATTAATACTACCTACGCTACTAATGATGTAGTGTGGTACAATGACTATACATACACGTGCAAACAGCCAATCACTGGTATATTACCAACGGATTCCAACTATTGGACAATAAATACTTTGTATTCGATTACGAATACGTATCCTACCGATTTAACTAAATGGACTTTAGGCGACAATCGTAACCAAGAGATAGTTCAATATTTATTGGATATCACTTTATATAATTTACATTGCCGAATTAATCCACGTAACGTGCCGGATTTGCGTAAAGAACGTTTTGATGGTAATCAACACCAGCAAATTGGCGGAGCTATTGGGTGGCTTAAAAATGTTAGCGCTGGTAAAATATATTTAGATGTGCCAGAAGTGTTACCAGAACAAGGTAATAGTATTAACTGGGGTAATAGTAACGGATTAACAACAGCGCCTGTAAATTATTATTAATGAATATTTTTGGAATACATATCCCGTTTACTAAAATCGATAATGCTTCAAAAGCGTTACCTAAAGAGGTAGATACACGTTCGCATATTGCGCCTATACAAGCTCAAATTTACCGTATATCACAAGACATTGGCAAGTGGAGAACCGCATTAACATCAGCTGAAAACATTAATAATCCGCAGCGTTATTGGTTATTACAGACTTATAACGATGTTGTTTTAGATGCGCATACTTCGGCTTGTATTCAACAAAGAAAAAACTTAACACTATCACGTAATTTTTGCGTTATAAATAAAGATAAAACAGAGAATGAAAGGCTAACAGAAATGTTGGAAAGTCAATGGTTTCGTGACTTTTTAGATTTGTCTTTAGATAGTATTTTTTGGGGCTTTTCGTTAATTCAATTTGATAGTTTAGTTAACGATAATTTTCAAGAAGTTAATTTAGTACCTCGTCAATTTGTTAAACCTGAATTAGGAATTGTTACTAAAAATTGGGGTGATACAATTGGAATACCTTTTAAAGAAGAGCCATATAATGAGTTTTGTATAGGTGTTGGCAAACCTATGGATTTGGGGTTGCTTAACAAAGTGGCTCCTTTAGTTATTTGGAAAAAAAATGCATTGTCCGCATGGGCGCAACATCAAGAAATATTTGGTAGTCCTATTCGGATAGGAAAGACTTCTAGTAGGGACAAAAAAACTACCGATAACATGGATAATATGCTCAAAAACATGGGCGTAGCTGCATGGGGGCGTTTCGACACGTCTGACATTATTGAGTTAATCGAAAGCAATAAGTCGGACGCCTACATGGTTTTTGACATGATGATTGAGCGTTGTAATAGCGAAATAGCTAAGTTAATTCTAGGTCAAACAGGCACAACAGCAGAGAAATCGTTTGTTGGTAGTGCGGAAGTTCACGAAAGAATTTTACAACAATATGGTGAGAATGACGAACATTTTATTGAGAATGTTTTGAATTATCAATTAATACCAATGCTCGAAGGATTAGGTATTAAATTTAACGGTGCTAAAATTGAAACTGAACAAGATGATGAACTCGGACTTATCGAGCGTTCAAAAATTGATTTAGAGTTATTAAAATATTACGATATACCAGCTGATTATATTAATAAAACTTATGGTACACCTGTTGAAACTAAGGCTATTGCAAGTGATAATAGCATCGCTAAAGTAAAGAATAAATTAGACAGCTATTACAATGTGTAATTTCTGTAATATTGAAAATAAATCGGAACTACTTAATATTTTTACAGATATTGAGAAAGATAATTTTGTTTTAGGCGTAAAGAATGAAACTATAACCATTGAAAATATGGACGTAGATATTTACACAAAAACAGGATTAAAATTACAAAGGGCTGTTGAGTTAGGTTATGAACTTACAGTAAATGGAGCGGTTCAAGGGTCTTATGAATATAATCTTTTGAGTGATTTTACGACTAATGTGTTTGCATTTTCAGCAGCTAAACAGTATCAATTGATTAGAGAATTAAACGATATTAAATTAGATAATGAAATAGAATGGAAAAACGAAGCCATTTTATTGTTTAATAAATATTACTCTGATTATTTTAGCGCTGAATATGATGCGGCTATACAACAAGGTAAGTCAGCAAAAGAATGGAGCGAAATTGAAAAATGGGCAAGTCAATAGCACAGGATAAATTCCTAAGATATTTAACTAAAAATGACGGGCGTGTACGCGCAAGCCACGCTATACTTAACTTTGTTACTAAAAAAGTTACTGATCCTTTTTGGGACATTTATATGCCACCTAATGGGTGGTATTGCAGATGTAGAGTTGAAAAATTACAGTCAAGTGGCATAACGTCAACTAATACAATAGGTTTAAATTTACACAAAGCCGTTCCAGATATTTGGAGATTTAATGCTGCAAAAGATGGAATAATATTTAGTAAAAAGCACCCTTATTTTAAAGTATCAAGAAAAGATTGGGATTTGGCAAAGAAAAACTTTAACTTACCACTACCATAATGGCTAGATTTAACGAAGCTCGTAAAATAACAAAGGCACAGCAACAAATGTACGTTGCTGTTAATGCTATGCGAACTGATTTAAAAGAAACGGCATTAAAGCACTTTAAAAAAACTTTTGATGATGAAGGGTTTACAGAGAAAGTATTTTGGCATTGGACACCTTTAAAAACTCGTAGACCTGAAAGATTTAGAGGGCAAAAAATATTAACAAATACTGGTAAATTAAAGCGTTCAATAAAAACAAGAGCGAGTAGCAACAAGCGTGGTTTTAGCGTTACTTTCTTTAGTAATGTAAGATATGCGGCTATTCATAATGAAGGATTAAAGGGACTAGCTTATGGAAAATATCCATTTAAAATGCCAAAGCGTATGTTTATGGGTTACAGTACTGTATTAGATAGAAAATTAAAAGCTATATTTGCAAATAAAATAAACAAGGTATTTAAGTGAAAAATTATGGAAAATATAACAATAAACATAAATACGTTAATTGAGTCAATTAAAAAGTGAGTTTAAAATCATTATACACAGAATTAAGAGCCGAACTTGAATCCATTACTGGAATTAAGTATGTGCGCTTATGGAACAATCAATTTGAGCGTGAGAATGTAAACGAAGCTTTTCAATACCCTTGTGCTTTAATTGAGTTTGAACCAACAGAGTGTAGAGATTTACTTAATGGAGTGCAACAATATGATTTTATAGTTTGCATTCATTTAGGTTTTGAAAGCTATAAAACAGACGATGCCGATATATTAGATCTAAAACAAAGTGTATTTACTAAACTAGGTAATTTTAATCCCGCAAGCAATATGTTTTCTATTTTAGGTAGAGAAAGTGATACGCAAAATTTTGACCATGATAATATACAAGATTATCAAATTAGATTTAAAGTAACCGGAAAAGATTTTGACGGGGACACACGACCTAACACAAGTGCAACAATTAACACGTTAACAATTAATGGAACAATAGACATATAATGGCACGCTCAATATCGACTATACAAGCTACAATGGACGCCGAACAAGCGAACCAAACAGAATTAACAACATTAAACAGCACTTCACAAACCGCTATTTACACGTTGTGGAAATTTACAACTTCAACAATTATAAATTACATAGAACAACTTTGGGACATATATAAAAAAGAACTAGAGGCTATTGTAGACTTAGCGCCAGTTGGCTCTAATCGTTGGTTGCAGGATAGAGTTTTAAAATTTCAATATTATCCGTCGTCTCCACAGGTGTTAGAAATAGATAGTAATTTTTCAATTAATTATCCTACTATTGATGAATCATTAAGAATAATTACACGATGCGCTGTAATTACAACGCCAGTAAAAACAGTTACTATAAAGGTTGCTAAAAGCGACCCTCCAGTTCCTTTAACAACAACTGAAAAAAATAGTTTAACTGGATACGTAAGCGACTTATCTTTTGCAGGCGTTAACTATTCTGTAATAAGCTTAGATAGTGATAAGATTTACATAAAAGGAAATGTTTACTACAACGGTCAATATGCTTTAACTATAAGTGATTCTGTTATTTTAGCTATTAATACATATTTAGCGAACATTCCTTTTAACGGAAGCGTAAGTCTTTTAAGCTTAACAGACGCCATACAAAGTGTTACTGGGGTTACAGACGTGTTACTAGTAGACGTAGCGATAAGAGCAGATTTAACGGCTTTTGCATCAAAAACTTATTTAATAAACAATAAAACAACTGTCATCACGTCTTATCAAACACAAGCAGGATATGTGACAGAAGAAACTACAAGTGGTTCTACCTTTATAGATCAATTAACATTCATAGCACAATAAAATGAGTATTTACCAAATTGACACTACTTACGTTGGCGAGCAATTAACTCCACCTAAATTAAGAGGCGTTAAACTTCTTGCGTGGCTACAAGTGCTACTAAAACCGCTTAGTGCGCTTTTTGATATTAGCTTTTTAGGATATAAAACAGGTAGTTTAGATAGTGATTACAATAGTGGGACTACATACTCGTTTGGTAATCGTGTTAGATATACCGATAAATCAGTTTACGAATTAATAGTAAGTACATCAACTGGTGTAGACCCAACTAACATAACTAATTGGATTAAAGTGAACGACGTATTTATAGGCTGTGATGAACGGGTTAAGTATAATGCTCAGAAACTTTTATTTGAATACGCTCTCAATAAATTCTTTTTAGTACCGAGTGGGGGCAGCCAAATATACATACAGAATCAAACTACATTTGTAACTCCTTTTGTGATGGGTAACTCTGGAGCATTAAGTTCTTCAATGCCATTAAATAGTATTAATCAAATAAATTTTTTAGGAAACTCTTATACCTATACTTCTGGAACATACGACTATACTATTTATGTCCCTATTTCTATATTCACGCCATTAGGATCAGATAATGCAAATAGAGAAAATGCAATTAGAAATTTTGCGGATAAATATAATTTAGCAGGAATGACATATGATGTATCAACTTATTAATTTTTAAAAAAAGAATATGAAAAAAATAGATGTTTCTCAAATCGTAGACCCTTCAATACAACAACCATTTACTGGTCTATCATTAGACTTCTTGCAAGAAGGTAATAAACAAATGATATTTGCTATTTGCCAAAACATTATTAAATCACATGGATTAACGTATAATGTAGCGGTTCCTTATTTAATAAGTGCAACCTCAAACGCTGGATTTCCAAGTGATGGAATCGTTTTCTTTAACGATGAGTTGTATATAATGAGAGAGAATGTAGCCAGCCTTACGTATGCTGTAATAGATACTACGCCAGACACTGTGGCAGATCCTTTATTATTTACGGACAATGTAACTAGAAATGTTCATAATAATAGATATTTAGAGTTTACAAATACGCTGTCAGGTTCTTTATTTGCCATAGCTGATATTATTGATATAACTAGAGCTCAAATAATGCCAGTTGTTACTGTTGGTAGTGGTGGTTCTGCGCCAGCTTATCAAAATAGTTGGGGAGCGTCAACCGCAGTGACTTATAGGAAAAACATAGATGGATTACTTTATTTGCAAGGTATTGCAACAAAAGCAACAACTTCTACGGGTACTATATTTACTTTACCTGTTGGTTATAGACCAACCGTTCAAAAGTACGTATCTTGTTATTTGGCGCAAGCAGGATCAATAGTTACTGATTTTCTTGCTATAGATACAAGTGGAAATGTTTCATTAAATTATGCCCCTGCATCTGCAAATACTTTTCTATATCTTGATGGCGTAAGTTTTTATTTATCTTAATTTTATATTTTCGTTTACATATCTTTTTATTTCGTTAAAATCCATATATTTTGAATTAGGGATTTTTTCGATTAGTTGATAATAAACTTCAATAATATGCCTTCCCATATTACACTCTAGTTTTTCCTTTTCTACGCAATCATTTACAAAAAATTCCTTTGTCTTACCACTTATTTTAGTGGTCACTTTCATGTTTAGCGATTCGCTTTTTATGATTAATTTTTGTAACGATTTTCCAGCCATATTTAAAGTATTGTAACAATTACAAATATACAAAAATTTGTTTATTTATTTTTGAATATCGAAAATTTTAAATACATAAAAAACGTTTCGGAAGATGAAGGCACTATGCTTTTATATTCTCAAATAGGTGATTCTATTGACGAAAACGGGAATGTTGTTTATGGTATTTCGGGTAGTTCTTTTGCAAACGAGTTGCAGTGGTTGCAGACACAATGTAAATCTATTTCAGTACGTATTAATTCGGTTGGTGGTAGTGTTTATGATGGTTATAGCATAGCTAGTGCCATATTGAACTCCAAGGTTCCGTGTAACACATATGTTGATGGATTAGCGGCTAGTATGGCTGGCGTTATTTCTCTTTGTGGAAAAAAAAGAAAAATAAAAGATTTTGCTTCTTGGATGGGACATGAAGCGATGGGTTCAAATGATGAGAAAATATCGAAAATAGCCACCGATAGCCTTGTTACATTAATAGCTAATAATATAAATAAAACTGAAAGCGAAGTTTTAGCGATGTTGACAAAAGAGGTGTGGGTATCTAATTCTAAGGTAGCGGATTATTCATTAGAGCAAGCTGTTGAAATGGGATTCTTTGATGAAATAGAGAGTACTAAACGAAAAGTAAAGATAAACAAAAGTAGCCTATACGAAATGGCTAATACTTATAATAAATTAATTAACCAAAAAAATAAAACAATGAATAAAGTTATAGACTTTTTGAAATTGAAAAACGAAGCTTCAGAAGAAGACGTTGTTAATGCAATTGAAAATAAAGATAAGGAATTGGCTTCTAAAGATGAAGAAATTGCTGCTTTAACTACTAGATTAAAAAAGTACGAAGACGCTGAAAAGGTTGCTAAAGATGCTGCTTTAGAAGATATGAAAAATAAAGCAACTGAATTAGTTAACGCTAATAAAGAGCTTGGAAAATGTACAGAAGAAGAGGTAGAGGGTCTTATTTCTTTAGCTATAACAAATTTTTCAACAGTTGAAAATATGTTTTCTAAAATAAGCAATGTAAAAAATAATAACAATCCAATTTTTAACTTCAAAGTTAAGAACGCTGTTGGTGAAGTAGAAGACCGTTCTAAATGGACTTTTAGCGAATGGAGCAAGAATGACGAGAAAGGATTAATGGAAATGCAAAATTCTTTTCCTGAACAATTTAATGAACTTTTAAAAACTTTAAAAACAACCCTATAAAAAAAATAAATCATGGTAATAAATTATCCATTTGGAGCAGCGGATGCTTTAGTTATAGCGGCCACAGGAACAACAGCGGCAACTATATCATCTCAATTAACAGCAGTTGTGGCTTTGCCTACATTAACTGGTAACGCAACGTTAGATTTGACTTTATCTAGTGAGTTAAAAGCTGGCGCAATTTTAAATTTAAAAGTAAAAACAACCGCAACAGAAACTTTCACTTTTGGTACCGGTATAGACGCTCCAGTAGTTACAGGTGTAGCTGGTAAAACATGGTGTCAATCCTTTTGGTTTGATGGTACTATTTTCTTACCATTTGGCGCAAAAATTCAAATCGATTAATAATTAAATAAAAATATAAAAAACAAATAAAATGGCTGGATTAATTAAAGAAATTTGGGTAAACGAAGTGATAAACACTTTAAACCAAGACGCTGCATTTTTACAATATTCAACAGATCACTCGGCTTACATAGCGTTTGGGGTCGTTCATATTCCGCAATCTGGGGTTAATCCTACGGTTGTTGTAAACCCAACGTCATTACCTTTGGCAATAGCTCCTAGGGTAGATACAGATCGTACTTATAACATGAACCAGTATGCTTTATTGCCTACTATTATTACTAATTTAGATGCTTTACAGGTTTCTTATGATAAAAAGAACTCTGTAATTGGTCAACAAATTTCAACATTAGTCGAATCTATTGGTAACCAAGTGGCTTATTCTTGGGTGCCAACAGGCGCAGCTAATGTAGTTGTAACAACAGGTTCTAATGGAACTTCTTTAGCTCCGGGAGCAACTGGAACCCGTAAACAGGTAACGCTAGCGGATATTGCGACTTTAGCTAAGAAATTAGATAAGGATAATGTACCTAGATTAGGACGTAAATTATTAATGAATGCGGACATGTTCTGGGAATTGTTTACAATATCCGAAGTAGTAAGAGCTACATATAATGGCTTTCAAATGGCTAATGGTAACAATACTTTGTCAACTGGTATTGTAGCACAATT